GGACACCAACAACGAACAGGGCGGCCCGGCCAACACCGCCACCGCCTGACAAGCTCGCCCCCGGCGCTCAGGGGCGGATCGCGCGATGCGGGAGGCCTTCGGGCCGCAGGGCCGCATCTCCCCGATCCTCACCCCTGTTAGCCGGCGGCGCCGGCGCGAACCCGAGGCCCTGCAATGTCCTTCGTCGCCCTTCCCCCTTCCGCCGATTCCGAGCAGTCGCCGGCGGCCGAGACGCCGATCGCCAACGACGGCTTCTTCCCCAACATCGAGCCCGCCGCCGTGCGCGAGGCCGCGCGGATCCCGACCAGCATCACGCCCGCACGCTTGCGCGCTGCGATCCTCGGGGCCGTGATGACGGTCGCCTACGACCTGCGCGCCTTCGCCGAACGGTCGATCGCTGACGGCGAAGTCACGCTCGCGGCGATTCCGGCCCCGCAACTGGACGGCACGAGCGTCCAGCTGATCCGCTACAACCGCGCGGTCGCTCTCTACGCGAAGGCGGAACTGATCGAGCGGCACCGCGACTTCGATACGACGTCGGCCGGCGGCAACGACGCCCAGGAACTCACGCCTACCATCGGCGAACTGCGCCGCGATGCGCTGCATGCCGTGCGCGACATCCTCGGCAAGTCTCGCACGACGATCGAACTGATCTGATGGCGGCCGAACAGCGCCTGACCGCGAAACAGGGCGACAAGCTCGACCAGCTGCTCTGGCGCGATGCCGGCCTCGGGCCGGGCGAGATCACGCGCGTGCTCGATGCGAACCCCGGCCTCGCGGATCTCGGCACCATCCTTCCCCTCGGTACCGCCGTCATCGTCCCGGCGACCGCCACTCAGGAGGGCAACGCCAACCGCGTCCTGCCCCTCGTCCAACTCTGGAGCTGATCCCATGGACCTGCGCACCATCTTCCACTTCGCGTCCGAGCATTGCGCCGAACTGGTCGGCTCGCTCACCCCGTCGCTGATCGGCTCGGCCGTTGCCCAGGCATGGAAGCCGGCAATGTCGTGGCGCGACCGGATGCTGCAGTGGGTCGTCGGCTCGACGGTCAGCTATTACGCCACGCTCGCGATCGTCGCCGTTACCGACTGGAACGGCTTCGTCGCCCAGTCGATCGCCTTCGGCATCGCGCTGCTCGCCTACGACGCCACCCCGCGCATCGCCAAGGCCGCCATCGACACGCTGGCCAGCATCCCCGGCCGCATCGCCGACCGCTTCCTCCCCAAGAAAGGCTGATCGCATGGCAACGCTCGCCAGCTTCAAGAACAAGTCGCGTCAGATCGGCGCCGCCGCCCTGACCATCATCGGCGCGGCCATCGCGCTCGAAGGCGGCTACGTGAACCACAAGGCGGATCCCGGCGGGGAAACCAACATGGGCATCACCGTGCAGGTCGCGCGCGAGAACGGCTACACCGGCCCGATGCGTGACCTGCCGCGCGAGGTCGCGGAGAGTATCTACTACGACCGCTATCTGGTTGCGCCCGGCCTCGCCCCGCTGATCTCGATCGATGCCGCGGTTACCGAGGAACTGTTCGACACGGTGGTCAACATGGGGCCGGCCCGTCCCTCGCGGTGGTTTCAGGATGGCATCAACGCTCTCTGCGACACGCGGATCGCGGTAGACGGACAGATCGGCGCCCGAACGATCGCCGCCTATTCCGCCTGCCAGAAGAACGCGGGCGCCGTGAAGCTGTGCGCGGGGATGCTGGACCGGCTCGATGCGAAGCAGCGCGCTGAATATGACCGCCTCGTCCGCGTGAACCCGAGCCTGAAGGCGTTCCACAAGGGCTGGGTCGCCCACCGCATCGGCAACGTCGATCGCCGCAAGTGCGGGCGCCTCGCCGCATGATCAGCTTCTCGCACCTCGCTCTCGCCGGCGCACTGGCGGCATGCGTCGCCGGCATCGGCGGCTTCGCCTACGGCACCCGCGTCGGCGCGGTGCAGGAGCAGGCCGCACAGAGGCGCGCGGATGACGCGGCCGAGGCCGAGCGCGCCAGGCTGCAGGGCCAGATCGATGCCGGCGCAGAGGCCCACCAGTCGGCCGAATACGCGCGGCAGGCCAACGTCAGGGAAATCTACCATGAAACGCAAAAGGTCATCGAGCATCCTGTCTATCGCAATGTCTGCGTCGATGCTGATGGTGTCTGGCTGCTCGACCGCGCCGCTGCCACCGCGAACGGGCAAGGTCTCCCCGGCACTGCTGGCGCCGCCGCCGGCACTGCCCCCGGTCCAGCGCAATAGCGCCGGCGAGATGACCGGCGCCGAGGCGCTACCCAGCCTGACCGCGCTCTACGATGTCGCCGGGCAGATCCGCGCGGCCTTCATCGAACTGCAGGCCGAAGTTCGCCTGGCAATGGGGACCGAAGATGCGCAAGGCCGATAGCCTGCGGCGCTGGCTCACCGCCTGCCTGCCTCTCGACTTCAAGGATCATCCCGATCGCCTGCAGATCTACATCGAGGGCGGCCAGATCGCCGCGCGCCAGTCCCGCACTCTCTCGTTCGTCTACCAGTACACGCTGAAGGCGCTGGTGACCGATTTTTCGGGCGACGCCGATCGCCTGATGGTCCCCGTGCTGGCGTGGATCGAGAAGGAGCAGCCGCAGCTGCTGCGCAAGTCCGACAGCCAGCCTTTTGCCTTCGAAGCCGAACTGCTCGACGCCGACACTTCCGATATCGAGATCTCGCTCGATCTGACTGAGAACGTCGTCGTGACGCCGCGCACCGACGGCACCGGCTACGATGTCGAGCATCCGCCTGAGCCCGACTTCACCGACAGCTTCGCCGGCGTCAACGCCAGCTTCACCGATGCCTTTGCGGGTGACTTCCCACTGCGAATCGCGGACGAGTCATGACGGACGATCTGGCCGAGATCGAGCAGCTGGCCGGCACGATCCTGCGCAGCCTCTCATCGGGCCAGCGCCGCGCCCTCATGCGCCGCATGGCGAGGGAACTGGCGATCAGCCAGCGCGAGCGTATCACCGCACAGCGACAGCCTGACGGCTCCGCCTTCGAAAAGCGGAAAGCCAAGGCCCCGCCAGTAACCGGGCGCGGGGCGGCCTGCTTCCTCTACCCGGCCGGCGGCGGCGGCGAACCGCGCAGGGTCATCATGAAAAGCTTCACCTGGGGCACCGGCCACATGCTGACCGGCTTCGACATCGAGGCCGGCGCTATCCGCTCGTTCGAGTTCGACAAGATCGTGAAATGGCTTCCGGTCCCCGAGGAGCACCGCAATGCCGGTGGCGGGAAACTACGCCGCCGGGGCGGGCTGCGGCGGCGAGCGATGTTTAGGCGCCTGGCGTCGTCACGGTTTCTGAGAACGGGCGCGGACGATCAGGGGTTCTGGGTGGGCTTCACAGGGAAGGTGTCGCAGATCGCGGACATCCACCAACACGGACTTCGCGATCGGCCGTCGCTACGCGCTAAGGCTGTCCCTTATCCTAAGCGGGAATTGCTCGGTGCTACGCCGGCTGACCGCGAGCGGTTGCTCGATGTCTTGTACGACCATCTTGTCGGCGATTAAGGCCTTGAAACGTCGCCAAGCGTCTGCACCACTGCGCGCGGCGATCGGCCACGGCCAAAACGGTGATGCGTCCGACCAGTCCATGACGGAATAAGCTCTGTTGTCGCGCCGCTAAGCCTCGGCCACCTCGATCCCGTCGCTGGGTTCGGACGGATCGGATTTACGTGGCTGCGATCGCCGGGCACCCGAATCCAGCGCTGTGATGAGGCGTCCAGTGAAATAGCCGCGCATAAAGAGATGCATATCCGGGACGATCGGTGGCGGGAAATGGATGTGTCGCGCCAAGGCGATGCAAAAATCATCGCAAACGGCCAGCGTCCGGAAAACAAGAGTTTCGATCGCTGGCATCAACGGGACGAGATCGTTCTCACGGCGCTCCTCGTCGTCCCAAAGCACCATGTCGGGAAAAGGCGTGAACCGTGAGCGGATCAGGAAGCAGCCGTCTCCACTGAAGATGTGCTGCATTTGCGATCCTTGATGGACAATATTGTCGCGGAAGCGGCGCAACGCCATGAAAATCTCGGTCGCTCGTCCATAGCAGTCCGCAATTTCCATCGGCATCCCGAACCGCGCGCTGATCTCCTCTGCCGACAGAACCTTCTCACCATTGACGATCGTGCGTGCGAAGCTGTCCTTGAGCGGCTTTTTCTTGATAGAGCCGTCTAACAGTTGGATGCGCTTCCAGAGTTTGACTAATATCTCTTGGAATAAATCAAACATGCTTCGGCACACCAGCACGATATATTCTACTTCGGTCGTTGCCATTCGAGAGAGCCCGTGGGGAATCTGCTTATACGAGCCTTGCAAAAGTTCGAGCTTCGCCAG